GTATACTCTTTGATTCTTTCGCGAATTTTTGAACGTCCCCACGCAAAAGATGTTTGATATGATTTCTCATTAACCGCAATCATATCCTTATAAGCATTGGTAAAAACGGTTAATCTTTCTTTGTCTATTGTCTGATTATCCATTCTTTCCTCCAGTGTAGAAAACTAAACTACGTCCGCCTAAACGATTTTTCCGGTGCTTCTTACTATAGTATTCTTCTTCCAGCTCCTTAATTCTCCATAATCCATAAGAAAAAGATGAATACTTATCCTTTGGAAAACGAGAGTTAATTCGCTCAAGAACAATGTCTAGTGAAGATCCGGTCCGCTTCAAACGTAGATTACTCATTTCCTCAAATAATTTAGTTGTCATTTCGTGCGGCATGAGCCGTTTTACTCTCTGCTCTACAGTCATTTTCTGTCCTACTTTTGTAGCTAATAGTGCGCTCTTCGCATCTTGCTCTTTAATGAGAAACCTTACCGATCCACTGGTTAATCGTGAATAACAATTACCATGAATCTTTGAGTTCAGCGGGCCATTAGCTTTTATGCCATATAGAATTTGGGGTGCATCTTTCGGCTGAATTTTTTTATAGTTATCATCATTTTTAAAACCATATGCCGGCAGCATGTTCCCAAACTCATCATATTGTGGCTTAATCATTTCATCAGCTAAACCTAAACCTAATCCATTCGTATCAATTACGACCTCGCGCGGATTGAATTGAGCAATAATTTTTTTCAAATCAACCGCTTGAACAGCAAATGGTTTAGTAGCTGGTGTACGTCCTAGAACAATTAGGTTTACTAGAGTTGAGTAAAATTTTCCTTTGGATACATTGACCCTAAACACAGAAACTGCGGTTTGGTCAGAAATCCTACCCACGTCCACTGATATTAAGTAGAATTGTTCAGAATCCGGTCTATTAATTGCATGAGTTTCGGGGTTTTTTAGTTTACGATACTTAGTAAGTTTCTCATAAGAGAACCAAGCATCTTCTGAACTGCCTTGCCATAAGCTTAAATACTCAGTAGCAAAAGCTTCTGCATTATAAGACGGACTCATCTTCAATTTGTTTATATATTGCTTATCAATTAACCCATGCATAGCTGGCAATCTCCAATCGCAGCCAAACATAAAAGAATGTTCTGGGTCAATTATAGCATTTTCAAAAGTATCAATTAATCTTTCATAAGAGAATGAAGTTTTACTTCCTGCGGAAGTGGTCGCAACTATTTGCTGATTAGGCTCTTTCGGATTAACCGTATTATTCGGTAAACGTCTTGAAACGTTTACGAGCGGAATAACTACTGAGTTAATAGCCTCTTCATCTCCATCTCTAATCTCGTCAATCATACCGCCGTGCCTACGGCCGCCACGTGCGGCATCGCCAGCGAGCACAACGTCTAATTGAGAACCATTTCTAAATTTCAACGTAACATAGTCTTTACCGAAGTTTCCAGGATAGTCTTTTAACTCATATCCTAAAACCTCTTTTTTAAGTAAAGGCCAATAATCATAAATCTCATATAATTTCTCTTTTGTAATCTGTGCAGCCTGTTGTTTTGTGTTCGCACAAATGAAGACTTTCCTTCCAGGTATAAATACACATTGAAGAAAGAAACCTAAGATTGTGACAAAAGATTTGGAAAACGCACGAGGCGCGGTAATAAACACATCTTTGAATCGCATCAGCGCCCTCAACGTCATGCGCTGATAAAAGAAAAGCGAGAACTCTGAATCGGCCGGCTTTATAATGTCCAAGTAAATGTCTGGATAAGCTGTGAAAAAATTCACCCACTTTTCTAAGTCGGCGCGATTCCGTTCGAGATACTCGTTAGTAATAACAGCTCCTTTCTCTAACTCGATGCCTTCGCGCTCTGCACGTTCAATGAAATCATTGTTCTCTAACAATTTTTGACGAGAGCTAAGAATTATTTTCTTTTTCTTCTCAATCATCACTCTCACCTAACTCTGGATTGAACTCATCATTCTTAAAGAGCTGTTCAAATCCTTCATTTTCATAATCGTCATAATCGTCAATATCTGGATTGACATCATAATACGATTCTAGCTCGGCCGCAGTCTTCAGAGCTTGTATACGTTGATTAATCTCATCACCTATACCACTCTCATTCGTATACAAACGTTGATTCCAACTTTGTATATTCTTAATAGTCTCATCAACCACATCCCGAGTAACATTATCATAAAATTGATTCTCGAACCCTCGTTTCTCAAGCCATCTGCACAATTCACCCATCGATTCAAAGTCACTTGCATTTTTAACATTCTTCGGGGTAAACTCGCCAGTCTTAACCAGCTTATCATAAGAAGCCAGTAACTTATCAAAATCAGCTCCTTCTCGAATTCGACAATCAATCTCATAAGAAATCTTACAGATTTTAATAGCTTGGTCACCTTGAAGTGCGCCATTGATATTCTGAGTCAATAAAAGACCATCATATAAGTTCTCTAAATAGCGCAAAGCCTCGTCATCATAATTAAAGCCCCACTTCTCCTGGAGCTGCCTTCTTTCCTCATCTTTTAAAATCGGGACAACTTCTGCCAGCGCGCCTACAGCTTTAAGCTCTTCATAGGCATCGTTATAATCCTTCCAACCAATCCCTTCATATTCCTCAGTGAAGAAAAGTCTATTATAAGCTACAATTGTATCTCTATCATCATTGAGCATCTTCAAATCTTCCCACTTTTCAGGAACAAAAGGAATATCCAAATACTGGCAAAGCCTGTCCACAATATCCCAACTATAATTTTCTTCTTCTAAAATATCATTTACACAATCATTACACATATCCAAATGTCCATCTGGATACAGAAATGATTTCGTCTTCAAATACTTATTAGAACTTAACCCACGGCCGCAACCTACACATTTCTTATCATCAAAATCTGTTTTTATAACTGGTTTTAAAGCCATAAAATCCTCTCCTTACCTATCTTCGTTGGCAGCGCGCAGTATCTTAATTAAATTCTTTCTCTGAGTTCTATTCATTGTATTCAATTTCTCAATAACGTTTTCAAAAAGAACGCCAGCTTCTTTAGGCGTCTCCTTATCTACCATTAAAGAAATTCCTAAAATCCTACAAACCCCAATAAATTCTTCTGGCTGTAGTTTCGCAATTTCTCCAACAATATTCTCAACAGAATACTTATTCCTAATCATTTCTTTTTTCTTCGTCTCTCCTTCTTTTCACATCTCTTACATTTCGAATTAAAGCCATCTTTCGATCTTGACTTCCTTACGAAATTCCTCGAATCAAGTAATAGCTCCCGGCCGCAACTTGTACATTTCTTAAAGTTCTCTGGATAGAAACAATTTTCAATAACGTCCCAATGTAATTGCGCGGCCTCGTTAATTCTCGCGATAATCTTCTGTCTAAAAATTGTACTAATATAATTTGCAGTATATCCTTTTCCGTATTTTTCGTTAATCTGTTTTGCTATATCTTGATTCCTCACCTTATCTATCTTCAAATCTAAAATTTCTCTTTGAATGTCTGTTAAATCTGCCATATCCATGTAAAACTTTAACGTATCTAACAACTGATCGGAATTGTTATAAACATCGTAACGTTCTTGACTGGCCGCAAACTGATCTTTAAGCTCATAGAAGTTTAAAAAAATCTGATAAACGTCCTCGAGATTTCTAAAGTCAATTCCAACCTTGTCGGTGTGTTTTCTCCAAAACCAATCGCTAATTAACTTTAGTTGTCTTTCGTTGAGGGCGCGCGGGTCAAAATTTCTATCAAAAATTAACCTACTTGCTTCTTCTCCGTTAATAACCCCTAATGGGTAAACCTCCACGTCTTCATCAAAGCTAATCGACTCCACTTTGTGGTCCTGATAAAAATGTGACTGGCCGCACATAATCGTACCCGTATAGGAGTCGCGCAGTGTATATTGCTCTCGCCTTAGCTCAACCAATTCGTGTCTTTTCTTCAAATACTGATATTGGTTAAGGTGACTTGCTTTTTCTTTTAGTTGTTCTTGTTCTTCTACAGTGAACTTCTTTAAAAGCTCGTCTCTTGGCGGATTAATCCTCTTCCCACTCCTCAAGTCATAGTAGTTCAAAAGTAGGTCAAGTTCGTCAATTTGCGCCCATAGGTTTTCGAAAACTTCTAAAAGAAAGGTCGGTGCGTTTTTGCGGGCCTCTGACCGCGAGAAAACTTGGCGACTAACCTTAGTGGGCGGCACTTCGTTAAGGGGTTGGAGTGAGGCGTCGTTGAAGCCTGGATTTTCAAGTAGGGCCTCTAACGATTCGCTCTTGTCCTTTTTGTCCCAAGTGCCGTTTCTTGTCTTAATGTCAATACCGGCTCCGAGAGCTTCTCCACTTTTGGTCTTACCCCATAGGAGATAATTAGCAATTGTCTCCAATTCTTTTCCGGTTAAGTTGTCAAATTGTACAAGGTAGTCTTTAAGGAACTGATTACGCTCTTCTGCTGTTTGCAAAGAAAAATTTAGTTTCAGTCTGTTCAATGGTTACTACCTCCTTATTCTCTATTTATAGTATACCAGAGGGCGAGGGGAAAGTCAAATTTTCGTTTTCGGAGATTCAAATTTTTGTTTCGTGGAGATTATTTAGGATCAATTTTTTGTTTCGTGGAGATAAATTAGGACCTAATTGTCTGAATTGTGTACACAATTCGCACAATTCCCAAAACTACCCCCGGGGTAGGGGTTTCTGTCGGAAAATTCTGAATTGTCAGAAAATTCTCCGAGCTGTGAAAACTTTCCTGAGCTGCGCGAGAATTGTCAGAATATTTTGAAATTTTGAGCTGCGATAGAAAAATTTTTTTTGTATATTTTTTCAGATTTTTGAATGGAAATTCTTTTCGGAGCTGAAGATGTGAGCTGGAAATTTTCCGAAAATTCTAAGTCCGATTGGGGAGGGACGGCCGTTTTTTATTGCGGTATTGGTTCCCGAAAAGAAAAATAATTTTGATTTAGGGATTGACAAATGGAAAGAGATGTGGTATATTATAATCAAGGAAAGAGAGATAAAGGAAACACAAGGAGGAAAGAAAATGTTCACAGTTTATATGTATGACGATGGTATGATGGATGATGTAATGGTAATGCAGGGAACACTTGCGACATGCCAGCAGTATGTTGCAACAGACGACACAGGAGACGACCTCTTCATAGTCGCGCCCGATGGCTTCACAGTTGTCGATTAGAAAGAGTTGATACTCTTTTTTTATTGAAAGAATTGAATGGTTGATAGACAAGTATAGTTGTTTGTCCCTCTTCATTGTAGTAAAAAAAATTTTATTTTTTTATGAAAAGGGGTTGACAAACTATAGTTGTTATGTTATATTATATATAGAAAGAGAGAGGTAATAAGATAAAAGGAAAGGATAAGGTGAATACAATGACAAGAGTAGAAATGGATAAGAGAATGAAAGAACTTGAACAGAGAGAGTTCATCATCTGGATGGTTGACAGATGGACAGATAGAGAGAGACGTCTCCTCGCTGATATCGAAAGAGAGAAGAAAGAACTCAAAGCAAAGATGAACTAAAAGAGTTGATTAAAAGGGTTGACAAGTAGTCGATAGTATGATATAGTATAGATAGAAAGAAAGAGATAGATAAGATAGAAAGAGAGGTAACAAAGATGATGATGAACGTATGGAAGTCGATATACACAGGTGAAATATATGAGATGCCGATGGACTGGATGCCGAAGTTCGACGGATGGGAACTCATCGGAACGGTTGAGAAGTAGGAAAGAGGTGACGGGTTCACCTCTTCATTATTATTGTCTACCGCGGGCCGGCGCACGAAAAGAACATACGTTCGACTGTTGCCGGTGGCGCATACTTTAGTGCGGTGAAGTGATGAAGTGGGAGATACCGCGCCGTCGCGGGCGGGATCAGCGGATGATCCGCGAGACAGATTGAGAAAAAAGAAGTAGAGTTTTTTAAATTAGTCCTTGACATAGGGAATGTGTTGTGGTATATTATATATAGGGAAAGGAAAGGAGAACGAGAAATGAGAAAGGCTTACTACTTCGATATGGACGGCGTACTCGCCAACTTCCACAAGGCATACAAAGAGGATAAGATGGTTGCACTCAAGCGCAAAGCGATGGCAACACTCGAACCGTTCGAAGCAAACGTTGCTCTCGTTCGCAACATGATGGCACATGGTGAGATGGTATACATCTTGACTAAGGCGGCTAACGATGAAGCCAAAGCGGGCAAGATGGAATGGCTCGCAAAGTTCATTCCCGAGATAGATGAAGCGCACTTCATCTGCATCGTCGGACACGGCAAGAAAGTTGATTTCATTCGTGAAGACGGCGTTCTCGTTGATGACGACATGAAGAATCTCCGTCCTTGGGCAAAGGCGGGTCACGAAGTCTACTTCGTGGAAGAGAAGGGTGCGGCAGTAGCCTTCTAATCAATAGACCACAACGGCGCGGGGTGTATGCTCCGCGCCTTTAGTATGCGCGCAGTTGATAGACGCACCTCTTCAACAGTAGAGATGAAGCAATAGGTCGATGGCCAACGGCGCCGGTGTGATGCACTTCAGTGCGGTGAAGTGATGAAGTGTACGCACACGGCGCGCCGGCGTGCGAACATACGTTCGAGGGGATCGGTGATCGCACCGCCGAGCCATCCGGGCCTTTCGATTGTGAAATAATTAACGATCGGCATAGGCCGCGAGTAAATTGTCAGAATATTCTCTCAATAATAATTTTTAGAAAATATATATATTATTATTCTCCTCCAATTATATCATAGCACACAACACCTAATTTGTCAAGGGAAATTCAAAAAAAAATTTGACAAAATTTTATTTTTATGATATAATTATTATAGAAAATAAAAAAGAGAAAAACAAAAATATTTCAAAAAAGGGTTGACAAACCTAAAATCTCATGGTATAATAAAGAAAAAAGAAGAAAGGAGAAACAACATGGCTGTTAGTAGAAAAGTTGAAAGAGAAATTTTGAGAATGGAGTATCTTCAGAAAGTAATCGAATCTTTTGAACAGATTGGTGATGAAGTTCTGAGAGTTAAGTCTAATGAGATTGCAATTCCAGTAGTTGGTTGCGAAGATAACGAAGATTTTATTGTTATCACCGTCAAAGTTCCTACTGGTGCGAACAAAGGAACAGAACCTTACGATGGTTATTCCGAAGCCGAAAGTTATGAGATGAAACTGAAAGAAAAAGAGTTGAAGGCTAAAAAGAAAGCCGAAGAAAAAGAAAAGAAAATGAAAAGAGATAAAGAAAGGAGAGAAAAAGCAAAAGAGATTGCTAAAAAAGGAAAATAAAAAAATTCAAAAAGGGGTTGACAAAACCTCTTTTTTGGTTTATAATAAAGACAAGAAAAAAGAACAGACCGAAAGGAGAAAGAAAAATGAGAGTAGAAAGACAACAGGAATATAACGTAACATTTGATAGTAATGAAATAAAAACTTTGCAAAAGTGTACACAGATTCTTGTTGATTGCAGAGAAGCGATGAAAGAATTGGGATGTACGAATCTTTATACAAGTGACAGAAGTCTTGGTACGAATATCTCTTATGAACAACTTTTAGATACAATTGATGTAATAGATAGTTTTTTCAATGACATTGACAAAATGTCATAAAAAAAATTAGAAAAAGGGGTTGACAAACCTCTTTTTTTAGTTTATAATAAAGACAAGAAAAGAGAAAGAGAGGAAAACAAAAATGACTA